CCGATCGCGAACGGGTGCAGTTTCTTGTACTCGCCGCTATCCTTGAGTGACGATGCGATGTCAGCCATCGATGCGCCCGAGTTGAGGAAGAATTGCAGTCCAGCCGCATCTGCCGGACGCCCGAGCAGGCTTTGGTACATGCCCTGAATCGTAGCTTCCGGCGACATCGCAATCGACTGCGTAATCGTCCCGAGCGGCACACCCGATGCAGCCTGCTGCTGCCAGTACGCGAGCCCTGCTGCATCGGGCGCGCGGCCCAGCGACTGGTGGTACTGGTCGCTGATGGCGGACGTTGCGGCTACTACCGGATTGGCTTTCGCTGCCATGATCGCGGTCTGGAACCCGGCCAGCGCCTGTTGAATGCTCAGGCCCGTCGTGTCGATGCCCTTCAACAGATCGACCTGCTTCTTCGCCGCGTCGAGCATGGCGTTGAGCGAGTCGAGTTGCTTCTGGTCGACCGACAGCGTGCTGTCTGCGAGGTCTCCGAGTTGTGACAGGTCGTTTTTCGTGCTGTACAAATCGCGCAGGTAGTCCGCGTACGAGCCGAACTTGGTCGAGGCGTCTTGCGAGACTGTCGACAGCGCGTCCTTCAGCGAGTCAGCGGTCGGCAGCGGACCACCGGCCTTGGCGATCGCCAGTGCTGCCTCGATCTGCGCTTGCGCCGCTGCGCGGTCGGTCAGGTCCGTGCTTGCCGCCTTCATGCCGGAGAGCGTCGACTTGATCGCATCCGACAGAGCCTTCTCCGCGTTGATGCGCGCAGTCAGGGCGTCGGTCGTTGGCTTCATCGTGTTTTGCAGCACAGTAAAGGCATTGTCGACGTCGCCCATGAGGCCAGAAGCCACGTCTTTTGCGGCCTGCATCGCGTCCTTCGCGGCCTGTACCGCGTCTTTCTCGGCCTGCAGCGCCGACACCCGGTCGTACAGCGCCAGGTTGCTCGCATCAATGGTCGCGCGCTCCTTGTCGTGGAGCTGCGCTGACGTCAGCGTGAGCGCGTCAAGCTTGTCTTGCAGGCTCTTGCGCTCGTCGGCGATCTCCTGCTCGGACTTCGTCGTGTCCACGATGGCCGCATGCGTCGCTGCAAACGCGCTTTCCAGATTCATCAGCGAGGCGTACGTCTGCTGGCCAGACGTCGTGGTCAGGTCCAGGCATGCCACGACGCTTGCGAACTGCTCGCGGGTCTGCACCCAGCCGAGGTTCATCGCACCCAACTGCTGCGACACGTACGCTGCCACCGGCGCCAGTTGTTGCCCCTTGGTCAGGAAGTTCTGCGCAAAGTCTGCCGTCTTCGACTGGAGATTGTCGATGCCGCCCATGAGGCTGATCAGGCCCTCGCGCGCGCCGACCGACTCGATGCCGACTGCGCCGAAGGTCTTACCGATCGACTGCAGAGATGCATCCAGCTTGGCGTAGTCGGTTGCGACCCGGGTCAGGGTTTGCAGGTAGCCTTCGCCGACCTTGGCAAACTGGCCGAGGCCATCAACAGCCCATTGCGCCATCTGGTCGCCGAGTTTCGAGAACACGGCTTCCAGGGCCTTCTGCTGGTCGTCGCCAGACAGGCCTTTCAGGGACACGTTGCCGATGTCGACCACGAAGCTGTTCAGCTTGGCAGTGAAATCGTCGCCGCACGCGCCCAGCAACGTGCTCGCCTGAGTGATCGAGTCCGCCAGGGACTTGATGACCGCGCCAAACTGTCGGTTGGCCTCGTCTCCGAGCGGAGTCGTCTGGACGCTGGTCTTGTCCTTGCCGAACCAGCCGCCGCTCGTCGTGATGTCGGCGTAGGTCTTGGCATTGACGCCGCCAGAGAGCACCGACGCAAGCGACGTTTTGTCGAGCGTGAAGCCAGAATCAGCGACGGACTGCTTGCCCCCCATGATCGAGGTGAAGATGTTTTGGAACACCGGGATCTTGCTGGCGATGTAGCCGACTACTGCGCCCACCGCAGTGCCAATCGGACCGAAGTAGGAGCCCACTTCAGCGCCCGTCATGCTCATGTCTGCCGCGCCGAGGTTTGTGGTGCCGTAGCCATGAGCAAGGTTGCCAACTTGAGGATTGCTGATGTTCGTGTTCTGCACGATCTGGGACGCGAAGCTGCCGATATTCGTCTGGATCGCCTGCAGCGACGTGAGCATGCCCGACAGGTAGTTAATCTGCGTGCTGCTGTTCGCTGCGGTGAGCTCGATGGATTTGCTGATCGAGTCGGACTTGGCATTGCTGTCGCCGAGGATCGTGCCGGTGCCTTGGGAGGCTTGACGGGCGGCGGCCGATGGTGCGCTGCCGCCGCCTGAAACCGCCACGCCGAAGCCTGCAATCACGGCCGCCATTGCGGCAACACCGGCAAAGCCGCCCCAGCCAGACTGCGCGAAGAATTGCGCAGCACCCGCCGCCATCGCGGGTGCAATCGACGCAAGGTTCATCGCCAGTTCCGCCGCGTGCATCACTTCGGACGCGGTCTGCAGGGCCTTGTAGCCGCGCGAGCCCGTATCGAAGAAGCCGGCGGCGGCACCGGCCATGTTGGCGTAGCTGTTGAGCGACTCCTTCGTATTCCGATCATTGAGCTTGTTGATGTCGTCCAGGTACTGCGCGTGAGTCAAGTTCCCTTTTGCGTAGGCGATATCAGCGTTTTTCCTAGCCTCGTCGTTCCTCGCCTGCTGCGCACCATAGGTTTGCATCACCCTGACCAAGTCCATGAGCGAGCGGCTTGCGCTGTCGAACGATCCCTTAAGGGCATTCCCGAAGTTCTGAGCCTTGGTCGGGTCCAAGTACTTGTCGAGATCGGCGGCGGCTTTGACAGCCGCCTCCTTCCCTGCGTTTTCGGTCTGAGATTGGCCCAGGGCTTGAATCTTTTCGATGTCCGCCTTCGCCTGCGCCAGCCACGCGGTATAGATCGTGCGCGCATTGTCCAGTGTCTTGTCGCTCGGGTCGAGGCCGCTGAGCATCTGCTCGGTTGCGTCTACCTGGCCCTGCAGCTCGACTGCCTTCTGCTGCTGCTGAGCAGCACGCAGCGCATCAACTTGCTCCCTGGTATTTCCGATTTCGAGCCCGTGCTGATGCTCCTTTTCGATCTGAGCGTCCAAGGATTTTAGTTCCGCATCTCCGGCCTTGCTAAGCGCGGCCAAGTAATCGTCCATCGGCTTCTTGTCATCGATGTCGATCTGCGCCGCGCCATTGGCTTCGATCTGGTCGCGTTCGATCTTCAGCAGGTTCAGCTTGTCGAGATGCGCCCGTCGCTCGACATCCGTCAGCCCGGACACGTGCGCCATGCGGAGCTCGTAGTTCTGCTTTTCCTCGTTGGCCTCCAGCGCGTTGCGCGTCATCTGGATGTCGAACTGCTCCTTGGTGAAGTTGCCGAGCTTGTATTGGTTGTTGATGTCGTCGGCTACGCCTTTCAGCTTCACGAGTGCGAGCTGGTCCTGGTCGGTGATCTGCTGTTGAGTGAGTTGGCGGGCCTCTTGCCCAATGGAGCGCTGGATGGATTCGATCTGCTTGTCAAGTTCCAGCTTGCGCGCCTCGACTGCTGGCGTATTCGCCGCCCCATCGAGCATGTCGCGCTCCTGTTGCAGCAGGTTGATGCGATGGAGCTGGCCTTGATTGAGCGACTCGGTGATCTTGTTCTGCTTATCAGCGGCGGCAGCAGCTGCAGTTGCCGAGGCTTGCGCGGCATCCTGCTCGGCCTTGTGTCCCGCGATCAGATCAGCGATGTACTGTTTCTGCTTGGCGATCTGCTTGTCCAACTCCTTGTCGCCGCCGAAGAGGTTGGGTGCGCCCTGCATCTGATCGAGCGCCGCCTGAGCGGCTTGCAACTGGGCCTGAAAAGGCGTGGCCGTGCCAGACATGTGCTCCTTGATGATGCCCCACGCCGTTGACATCGCATTGGCGAAGTCATGCCATGCTCCAGCCAGGCCGCCCACCTCCTTGGCCTGAACCGCCAAGTGCCCCGCCAGGACCTCTGCCAGCGTGATCTGGGCCTGCTGATGCTGGCCGGAGTCATCGAGCGCGCGGATGTACTCGACGTTTTCGGCGGTCAGCAGGTGCATGGACTTCATTAGCTCTTCCGCGCCCTGCTTCGGGTCACTGAACAACTGGATCAGTTTCGGCGTGATTTCCTCGACGCTTTGACCAGTCTGCTGCGCATAGTTTCCGGCGAGCAGAGCAATCTTCTCCAACGCCTGGCCGCCGATCTGGCCAGACGCAACGAAGCTCGTCACCATTTCCCGCGCAGCGCCACTCGTCATCTTGCCTGCGGCGCCAATCCGAGCAGCGAGCTCGTTGATGGAATCGACGGTCTGGCCGGCATAGTTGCTCGTCAGGCCGATGGCGGTGTTCATCGCCAAGAAGTCCTGTCGGCCCTGGTAAGCAGCGGCGGCGGCGAGCGCGAGCGGCCCGACGACCATGGTCGCGCCAAAAGCGATCGCACCAAATGTGCCGGCGAGTTCTTCCATCATCGCGCCGAGACCGCCTGCGCGGCTCGTCAGCACCATCAGTGAGCCAGGAATGCGCGAGAAGTTGCCTGCAACGACTTCGTGACCAAGCACCATCAGCTCGCGGGTCGCGCCAGCCGTGGCGAAGCCGCTTTTCTTCGCGCCGTCCTCGATCTTGCCAAACCCTTCGACGCCGGCCTTCGCCATCAAACCCTGCGTCTTGGTGATCTCCTCCTCGAGACCTTGAAACGCCTTCATGGCTGCCGGATCTACGGAGTCGCCCATTTCCCTGCGCAACAGGGCCATATCCGATTGCAGCGAGCGCAGCTTCGTCCCGAGCGGGTCGTACTTGTTCAGGATGGCTTGCGTTTGCGCCGACAGTTCGCCCGTTCCCGCTGCGGCGGCACGCATGGCAGCAGTCGTGGCCGACATATTCAAGTTCTGCGCTCGGACGGTTTCCGCCACGCTGCCGGTCACGGAGCCAAGGCGTGCCTGGGCCGTTGCGAACCCGTTTGACGCCATCGCAGCATCGTTCATGGCAGCGGCTTCCGCCACAGAGGCGGCAACCATGTCGCGAATGCGTGCCGTAGCCGAGGCTTCCGATGCTGCAACCTGGTCATTGAAGCCAGCTTGCGCCGCCTTCATCGAGTTCAAGCGCTCGACCAGCGCTGCAGCTTGGTCGCCGACGCCGAGCAGTCCAGCCTTATAGATCTTGAGCTCGTCCGCGCCCATGCCGAAGGTCTTGATCTCCTCTTGAAGCGAGGCGATCATGCGGCGGCCGGCGTCATTGCGCGCCGAGGTTGCCTCGGTGATGCCCTGCAGGCCGTTGACGATGTCCTTCGTGGCTTTTCCGGTGATTGCTTGCGCCTCGCGCATATCAATCGCGAGCTGGTCGACGTCGCCGGAAACGGAAACGACCAAACGGCCTACGGTTACGGCGCCACCACTCATGCGGACTCCAGAAATGAAAAAAGCCCGCCGAAGCGAGCTTTGAAATGAAAAACCCGCTGTTTAGCGGGCTGGGTGCATCAACTCTTGTTCGTTGGCGGAGGGGCTGGTTCAGTGCAGGCGGCTGTGTACCGTTGCGCCGTTTCCAACCTGCCATCCTTGGCTATATCTACATAATCACCAACCGTGAGGAATGGCCTGTAGCCGACATATCCGCCGAAGCTGTTCTTGGCATTTACCTCGCCGCATACAGTCAATCCGTCCTGAGCGACACTGACGTTTCTAAAGTCTGCCGACTCCGGATCTTTCAGTCGCCCCTTTACGACATCTTCTGCCTTGCTGATCATCTGGGAATTGTGATGCCAAGGCCGCGCGTCCGACTCAGATCCTGGGTTGACCGACCAGAGCGTGATGGCCCCCGCAAACACCACGGGAATCGCCCCGAGTAGCGCCATCTCTCGCCGTGCTATGCTCATATTGCCCCCGTGAATTATCCTAAGTGCAATACTACACCAGCCTGGATCACGCCTTGGTCAATACATCAAGGGCTGACGACTCCATGACCTTGAGCCCTTGAAAGACCTCGGCGCGTCGCTTCTTTGGAACCTGCAGACCTTCGTAGACAACTGGCAGGGCCGCGTAGTCGAATCCGGCTCGGCGCGATTCCATGCCACCCGTCCATCTCCACTGGGTCGTCATGGCCAGGAACACTTCGAGAATCAGCCAGTTTTCTGGCCATACCTCGAAATATTCCGGCTCGTCGTTCGTGCCAAGCCAAGCGTCGATGGCATCGGAGGCGATACCGAAGCCTTCGAGGTCCGCGCGTGCCTCGCTACCGTCATCCTTGCCACCGCGCGCCCAGTACGCGGCGGCATCCTTCAGTTTTTTGCTTTTGCGCCCGCGTTGATCTCGGAGACGGCCACGTTGATGGCGCGGAGCACGCTGGTGCCTCGGGTGCCACGCGCGGCGGCGCGCAGGGTCTCGCGGTTGAAGTCCAGCGGCTGATCATCTTCGCCAACGACACCCTTCCAGCCGGTCATGACCTGCATGATGCGGTCGATCATGCCGTCCTTCCAGGCGCTGGCCAGCACGGTCACGTCCTGTTCACCGGAGACCTGATCGGCTTGCGCCTGAGCGGCTTTCTGCGCCTCGAGTTCGAACGCATCGCGCTCGTCATCGGTCTGCAATTTGAACAGACCGGTGAACTCGTATTTCTGGGTCTTGCCGCCATCGACGGCGACTTCGACCTTGACCGGCCAGGAGATGATTTTCTTTTCTTCGGATTGAATCTTGAACATGGGATTTCCTTTTCGCGAGGGATTATTTGCCCGTGCCCGCCGCCGCGCCCCGCGAAAGGCGACAGCGGCGAGTCGGTGCTCGGTTGCGGCTTGCGCCGGGTCTTACATGAAGCAGAGGGTCAGTTCGTCGTTGCCGCTGGCCGGCACGAAGGTTTGTTTCATGGTCAGCATGGTGATGCCGTCCTTGTCCGCATAAGCCGGGGATGCCAACTGCTGCTGCGGCGCGTCGATCTTGACTTTGTTGCCAGCCACAGTGCCGTGCGTGACCGAGAAAACGCCGAGCGTGACGTTCTTGATGAGGGTCCACCAGTCTTTCGCGACCGTTGCGCCACCAGTGGAGACGGGGGTTGCCTCGATGGTGATCGAGCCGGACGGCTGGCGGTCGGTCAGCACAACGTTGTCAGCGCCGCCGGGCAGCGAGCGGAACGTGGTGGCATTGGCCAGGTCGAAGCTGAAGTCCGCGCAGACCGCGCCGAGGAAGCCGGACACGTTCAGGTTCGTGGTGTTGATGCCGTTGATCGCCAGCGGCTGCTGGAACTGCGTTAGCGTGACCGCCGGAATCGTCGCATCGGACGGCGTGGTAAACAGGCCGGTGAAGGTGAACGTGAGCATAGGGATGCCCTGCGCCGATGCCTTCAGCGCCACCGAACCACGGGCGCCGGTCATCTTGTGCAGGATGCTGTCGACGTAGCAGTAGAACGTCACCGATTCGAGGTTGCTCGACACCGGCTTGTAGACGACCTGCGCCGGGATCGAAATGACGCTGGTGGCGTCGAGCGGAGTGCCGAGCGCGCTGGTGAAGGTCGCGACCTTGGTTGCGCCAACGTAGCTGGCGATCACGGCGCTCTGGCCGCTGCCAGTGCCGCCGGTCACGTACACGGTCATACCAGAATAGGTGCCATCCGACGAGGAGGCGCTTGCGGGCAGCGTGCCCGAGGTGGCCGAGCCCGCCGTCAGCGTGCCGGTAACGGGGGCCGCGAGCGTGGTGGCCGACAGAGCGCAACCGCGGAGCAGTTCGTCGTACGCCGGCGCGGTGCCCGCGGTGCCCGAGCCAGCCAGCTCGATGTCGAACGAGACCTTGGCGTAGATTGCGGCCAGGACGCTGGGGTTGTTGCCCATGTACGCCTTGATATTCTGGCGCTGGACGACCGTCATCTCCATGGGGCTGACGGTCAGGTTACTCATCAGCAGGGCATCGCTGCCGGCGGTCGGGGTTGGATCGACGCCGTAAGTGGTTTCGATCTTCGACAGGATGGCACGCTTGCGGGTCAAAAAGCTCATGGTTACTCCGTGGTGGTGGATTGTTCAGCCGGAGCAACCGGCGTAAAAAAACCCGCCGAGGCGGGTTGGTCTTGTGCTGCGGGTTCAGCCGGATCGGGTGGCGCTTCGCCCAGGTTGCGGGTGCGCTCGACCAGCTTGCGTTCGCCGCTTTCATCGATCACGTAGCTGCCGCCCTGCCCTTCGTATTGGTCGTTCATAACTGTCCTTCGAGTTGTCGGTAAAGGATTTGGTAAGAGGCCTCGGTGATGCCAAGGGCCGGGTTGTCAACGTCGATCTGGCGGTTCACCGCGGCAGCCGAAAGGTCGATCACGGCGCCGCCAAGCGTGCGATCCGTGTACAGCGCGGCGTGCGCTGCGGCGCGCGTCACCTCGGGCGCCAACGTAGGCGAATCGCCCTCAGCGCCGATCAGGAGCGACACGGACAGGTCCCAATACACGAACCCGACGCCAGCCGCCGCACGCGGCGACTCGGCGCCGACAACTACGACGATGGCCGGTAGGTCCTCGTACGAGTACAGTTTGTCCGTGGACAGACGCACCGATAGCCCTGCGCGCTGCAGTGCGCTCGTAATCGCCGCAGCAATCTGTTCGGTCTTGGTCATAGCGGGTCGCGGTAGTGGATCTTGAAAGTCAGGTGCGTGAAGTAGGTTCGCGTCTCGAAATCGAACAGGTCGACGTCGCCTTGATAGAAACAGTCATCAACCTGGACGCCGGCCACGCTTAGTTTCCGCTTGCGATCGAGCGCCGCGCGGATTTGCGCAGCCACAGCAAGCGCATCGGCGCGACTCTTCGCCCAGGCCGATACCTGGTAGGTGGCGGATTTCAGCGGCGGGTCTGAGGTCGATCCTCGCTCACTCGATCCACTCAGGCGCTGGTACGTCACCGCCGGCAGCACCGGACTGTCCTGCATCACGTCTGGAGTAATCCGGCCCGCGACGAGTGCCCGTAGGCCCGGTGCTTGCGCGAGCAAGCCATTGATCGCAAGGCTGCCGTTCATAGCTGGTCCAGTTGGGATGCGACCGAGCTCGAAATGGCCTCGACCACCGCGGGCGACTCACTGGTCACTGCCGGCCCAAGGTACGGGTGAGCAGGCGTATTCGATTCGGACGTCTCGCGCTGGTGGAGTACGAAAGCGCGCGAGCCACGCAGGGCCTGGCCCATCTTGCGATTAATGTGACCCATCTCGACCCACATCGCGTAGTACGCAGAACTGGCGCCGAACTTCGATTTCTGAGCGCCGCTCAGGTCACCAGCGACGACATTGAACACGACCCGGGTCGGTGTGCCGCGCCGCTCGACGGTGCGGATCGAGGCGCGCAGTGCGCCGGAGACCATGTGCGGATTGAGCGTGTCGGAGTGAGCGCCGCCGAGAGCCGTCACGGCAGCGGAAAAATTCTCCTTCGCGCGGGCGCCGATCATGTTCGCGCCTTGTCGGACGGCTTTGCGCATCACGCTTTGGGCGAGCTTTGCGGGCAGGCTGGCAAACCGGGCTTGCAACTCGGCGCCGCCGGACACGTTTGAATTAACCCTCATTCGTGCCCTCGCTGTAGCTGAGTTCGATGTACTGGTGCATTTCGTCCACGTCGCGAGACGAGGTGATATTCAGGATTCGCCCGTTGTAGAGGATGCGACGCGCTGCCATCGCGACCGGGTCGGCAAACCGCTGCTGGTAGCGGATCGTGACGACGCCGCTGATTTGCACGCGCCCGGCTTGTGCGAGCAGCAGTTCGCGGCCCGACAGCGGATTGACTTCGGCCCAAACAGTTGCCACGTCGGACCATGTCGAGGTGGGCTGACCTAAGGCGTCCGTGCTCGTGTTGCGCGCCTGGATCGTGACGCGATGACGTAAGGTGCTCGCTCGCATCAGACCACCGACATGAACGGGTCAAGCAGGCCGTCGACATAAGGCAGCTCTTTGACGCCGCCCTTCTGCATGACTGCCACCTCTTCGCGGAACTCGTACAGCGAACCCACGCGCAGGAGCATCCACGAACGAATTCCCGCCGGGACCACACCGACGAAATTGCGCCCGGTTCCGGGCTGCGTGAAGGTGACTGGCCGGCCGAATTCGTCGGTGAGCGTGTACACGCTCCCGTTTGCGCTGGCGATGGTGTAATTCGCGCCATCCTGCAGCGGCGCAGGCAGCACACCGCCGGAGTTGTAGAACGCTACCAGGTCACCAATTTTCCAGGTCACCGGGCCGGATATGCGGAACTCACCGGCCGCCAGCGCGCCGCCAGTGGTGATGGGAGAGGCGTACCCGGCGGTGTATGTCACCTTCACGGAGCCAATCTGCGGCAGCGGAATCGGCCAGATCTTGCCAAAGCGCGGCGTGATGATGGCCGGGCTCATGCCGTAGTTGACGACGTAGTCCGTATCCGGCATGACCCTCCAGCTACCATCCATGTCCAGGTACTCGATTCGCTCGATCGCCACCACCGGCGAATGCGGCAACCGGATCGCGTACGGCGGAATGCTGACGCTCGCGCCGATCGGCACGAACGAAGCGCAGCCGGGTGACGGGAAGGCGTCAATCACGTACTGCCAGCGCGCATGCATCAACTGCTGGCGGGTCTTCGACTCGACTGCCTGGCGGGCCGCAACGATCAGCGCCTTCAGCTTGGCATCGTCAAAGCGGTCGTCCAGACGGCGGTCGTGGCGCGCCTCTTCGACGTGCAGACATTCGCCGTTCGGGGGCGTGATCAGGATCAGTGGCATGGGAATCCGGTGGAAATGCGCCCCGACGTGCGGCCAGGGCGCGGGCGAGGCTTAGACGATCTGCTTGACGGCGGCCTGGTTGAATTGCGAGGCCGGCGAGTAGCGGGTGCTCGAACCGATCAGGGCGGCGCCGACCAGCGAGGCAGCGGTGCCGACGGTGACCGACAGGGCGACGAAGCCGTAGCCGTTGTTGACATCCAGGTCTTCGGCGCGCGCTTCGACCAGGGCCTGCACGTTATCGCCGGTCGCCTTGACGATCTGTGCGATCGACTTGCCGGCGATGTCCTTGGCGCCGGTGCCGGCGGCATCCTGCGCCTGACGCAGCTTGGCGTCAACGGTGGCGGCAGCGCCGAGCACGCCGGTTTGCAGCAACGCAGCGACTTGGCCGACATTCGACAGCGGAACGAAGGCAGTGACGACGGTGCTAGGGGCAACGCTGGCCGGGTCGAGAGTCGCCAGAATGGCAGCCTTTTCGGAGAGTTTGACGTTCGGATTCATGGTGTTCCTTGTATTGGAAGGGATTGAAGGGCGGCGTTACCCGCCCTGCCGCGATCAGCGTGCGCCGAGGGTCACGAAGTAGCTGCGGGTGTTGGTGCTCTTGCCCTGCGGCGGGGTGATCGGGGCGGTCATGATTGGCTGGCCGTCCATGCGGAAGATGAAGCGGAAAGCAGTCGCATTGGCGTCGAAGTACAGGTGCATCGACGTATCGGTCTGGATCCCGTTGGCCTTGGTAATGGTGCGGTAGCCCTTGAGCGACACCAGCGACAGGTCGCCCTGCGCGCCGAGCGCGTTGGCGTGTTCCGACAAGATCAACGGACGACCGTTCAGGGTGCCGTCATAGCCGCCTTCGCGCAGGCCGGTACCCGGCGGCAGGAAGATCGGGATCTGGCCCACGGTCATGCCTTCCAGCGCCGGCAGGATGTCGGGGTTGCCGATCCAGATGGCGTTTTTCAGCTCGCCGGTTTTCAGGCGGCTGCGCATCTTGGAGATGTTCATCTGCACGATGCTCGCGGCTGCCTGGCCGGATTCCTTGGCGACCGTCACCAGAGAGCCACCCGTCAGGGCGCCATACGGCTGACCGCCACCCGGGCCGAACAGGATTGCCTCATTGGCCTTCCACTGGATCCGCTCGCTTGCGAGTGGTGCGAGATAGGAGCCGAGCGCCGGCGCATCTTCCAGCAGTTCGTTCGTCACAGGGACGAGCACCATCAGCTCTTTCAGGCGCTGCATATCGGTGCCCAGCACCGGCTTGCTGGCGTTGACTTGCGCGGCCTCGCCGCGCCAGTAAGCTTGGACGCCTGCGCCGCCCCACGGGGTGGTCTCGTCTTTCGGGAACACCATCGAGTTGCCGGTAACCTCGGTGTTGGCGGTCATCGGCAGTAGCGAGCCCTCCTCCAGCGATGCGCGCCAGATCTCACGCGAGAAGTCCGGCGGGATCGCGTAGCCGCCGTCCGCGCCATTGCCCTCGTTCATGTAGGTGCCGGCACCCGGAGCTGCGGCACCGATCAGCAGGCGCTTGTCGATGGCATGACCCGTCTGCTGCGACATGGCCGCGCCTTTGACGGCTTTGAAGAACTCGCCGGACGACTTGAAGCCTCCCTTCGGGTCCAGGGTTGCGCGATCGACGCCGACTTCAATGCGCGCGTCGGCACCGACTTCCACGCCCAGGTCGGCAGCTTCCAGGCGCTCGGCGCGCTCGATGTTGGCTTGCAGGCTTTCGGCCTCGGCCATGTGGGCATCGAACTGGGTCAGTTCTTCGGCGGTCAGATCGCGCTTTTCGGCGGTGGCGGTTGCGCTCAGGCCCTTGGCGGCAGCCAGGGCAGCAGCTTTACGCTGCATGAGGATACGTTTGTTCATGTGGATTTACTTTCGTTTGGGCGTAAAAAAAGCCGCTCTAGGCGGCTGGTTTAGGTGTTGCACAGATGCCCGATGGGGCGGCGCTTACCGTTCAATGGACCGGCTCACGTTGGGCTTGTGCGGCCCGAATTTGGTATTACGTGGATGCGATCCGCAGTTCGCGCTCGCGGGCGGCGGTGCGCCATTCGTGGTTGCCGGCAGCCAGCTCCGGAGCGATTTCGGTGACGGTCGCATTGGCTATCCGCTCGGCCATTTCGGCATCATTCGGATCTAGCACTGCGCCCTCGGCCATCACGCCATCAATCTCCGCGGTCGCCTGCACGCCGCCCGACTTCATCGCACTCTTCATGCGCTTGACGACGCCTTGGAACGTGTCCACGCCGTCGATCATGTTCGCGGCGAGTGCGTCGGCGGGTAGCAGGCAGCGCCCCTGCCCCATACCATCGCGCACCGATGCAATCGGCTGACCGCGACCCTTAGCGACCGCCTGCGTGAAGGCTGCGTAGTAGGAATCGATCTGCGATTGAGTGAAGGCGCGGGCCTCGTCCGACAGTGGGCCGTAGCTGTTACCCTCGACCTTGTATTTACCGGCGCTGATGAACTCCTGCGAGACGCCCTCCATTTCCAGCGCCTTGCTCAGGTCGATGTGCTGGGTATAGACGCCGATGCTGCCGGTCATGCTGCCCTGAACCGCGTACAGCTGCGAGCACGCCGCGCCGAGCCAGTACGCAGCGGACGCGCATAGCGAGTTGACGAAGCCGTACACTGGCTTGACGCCACGCGCTGACATGATGATGTCGTACAGGTCGGAGACGCCGAACACGGAGCCGCCCGGCGAGTCGATGTCGATGATGATGCCGCTCACCGAATCGTCGGCCATCGCGTCGCGGAAGGACTGCGCGAAATTGTCGGTGCTGACAACGCCGCCGCAAACTTCGTCGATGGCGCTCGCGCGCTGCGTGACGACGCCATACAGCGGCAGGACGGCGATGCCACCGCCGACATTCGCGCCGGCCTTCTTGCGCTCGTTGCGCGCGGCCTGCGCTGCCTGGACGTCGGCCATTACTTCCGGCGAAGCGCTCTTTCCGAGCGCCCAGCTTTGAAGCACTGCCGACATGCGCGCCATGTAGGCCGGTTCGAGTGCCCAATATTCATTGGACACGGCTGACAGGATGCGGAATTTGTTCATACGGTTCCTTCGAGTGCCAGTTTGGTGAGGCGAGCCAGGGCGGCGTTGTAGATGTCGGATTCTTCGCTGCCGGCACTGATCGGGTCATTCCAGCGTGCGCGGATGTAGTGGGTCGCTTGCTGCTCACTGACTCCGAGCGCCTGCGCCACGAACGGCGAGTGCTTGTTCAGCGCCTCCGAGACTGCCATCGGCCAATCGCCATCCTTGAGTGCTGCAAGCAGAACCTGCGTTTCCTTGCGCGCCACGCGCTCTGCGGCGGCAACTGCCAGAGCATTCAGGCGTTCGGCGTTCTGTGGTGGCGCTTTAGCCGGGACTGGCGGCGCAGCCTTCTCGGCCTGCTCCTCTTCGTCCGCTTCGTCCTGTTGCTGGCTGACCGGGATCATGTTGACCATCATCAGTGGCTCGTCCAGTCCCGGCAGCGGATCGCGATCTTCCATGATCCGGCCTTCGTTGCGGGTCAGTGTGCCGTTCATGACGCCGGTATTGATGTACTCCGTGCGTGCTGCCATGTCGCCGCGCATCAGCTCCATAAACGGCATCCGGACAACGATTTCATCGTCAGGGTCGAGGAACGTGTACTTGATCGCCTCTTCCCAGCACACGACGCGCGGGCGAAGCTTGTTGGTGACGTACTCGATACCTTGGTGCTCAATATTGTTGTTGGTTGAACGGTCCAAGTCGCCGATCATGTGCGGCGGCACTTCGAACAGCGATGCGATTTCGCTGCGGTTCATCTTTTTCGTCTCGATGAACTGTGCGTCGGCGTTGCTGACGACCGGAGGCGGAACATATTTCAGGCCATACTCGAGCACCGCGACCTTGCCCTTGTTGGCACCGCTCTGCTGCTCCTGCCATGTTTCGCGGAACAGGTTGCGCTGTTCCTTGTCCTTGAAGTTTGTCGGGTGCTCGATGATGCCGCTGGTTGGCGAGGCGTCGTTGTCGAAGAACCGGACGCCGTAGTCCTGTGCTGCAGCGCCGGTCGCGAGCATCTTGCGGGCCAGGGCGATGGGGTTGTATCCGACGATGCCATCCGATGACAAGCCCTTGATATGGAACATGTCCGTGCGGGCGATGATGACCTCGGAACCGTCGCGGTTGCGCACACGGTAGCGCCAGTTCGGGCCGCCGTCTGGCAAATCGGCCAGCAATTCGATCGTGATCCGGTCCGGATGGATCGGGTGCAGGTCTGTCGCCTCGCCTTTGCGATTGCTGACGATGTACGCGAACGCGTTGCCGCGCAGCTCCAGGTGGCCGTGCATCATCGCCCGGAATTCCATCGGGTTTTGGTAGGCGTTCGGGCGCTTGGCGAACAGGCGATAAAGCCAATGGTCGCGGATCTGCTCCTTCGCGCCATTCGGCTTCTCGCGGTACATCTGGAACGGCAGCGTCGACACGGCGTTCGCATGCACACGCACGCAGGCATAGACAGCGGTCAACTGCAGCGCCGTGTCGGGCGTGATGTTGGCGGCGCCGATGCGCGTCGGGACCGGGTTGAAGAAAAATCCGCCCCAGGCACTACGATCTCCGCTGTCCGCTTTCGGGTTGGTGAGAAACATTTAGCCCTTCCGGCTCATTGCCACGCCAAACAGCGTCAGTCCAATAACAAGGGCGCCGACCGTCACCAGCGCCGCCGGCACACTGACCATTGCCACGCCCGAGCCGATCAGGCCCAGGCCGGTCAGCAGAGAAAGGTTATAAACGGTCGGTGTCATACAAAGCTCGGTAGGTAGTCGTCGGGCATCTGCCCGCCTTCGTTCTGCATCGCGCGGCCGATGGCCATGATCAGCGCCACGGCGCCGTCGATCTTGTTATCCTCGCCCTGCTTGATGGGCCGGACGACATCGTTATTGCCTGGCAGGTACTTGCCGATGACGTTGGACACGCACCAGGTCATGATCGGGTTGCCGTCGTGATGGAACCGGCCGGACTCGATCGCGGCCTCGAGCTCCTTCATCGGGTCCGACATGTTTGTGTAGTTCTGCGTGACGACGATCGGATTCAGGCCCTCGTCATCCAACTGGTGTGACAGGCCCGTTGCCCCGTAAGGGTCGATCGCGCTGTGATCGACAGGCGCCACCTTGTTTGCATCGATCGCAGCGGCCAGGATCTCGCGGTAGTCGACCTCCGCACCCTCGGTCTCGTCGAGCAAGCCCATATTTACCCAAGCCTGAAACCTCTCAGCCATGCGCCTGTTGTCGTCGTTGCGCACGGTGTCTTCGGGAACCCAAAACTTCGGCGTCACGCTGTAGTAATGCCGCTTTCCGTCGATTTCCCGCGTGAACAGCCGCGCCATGCTGTTCATGTCCAACTTACGCGCCAGGTCGAACCCGAGCGTGCAGGACTGGCCTTCGAACTGCTCGAGCGTCAGCGTCTTGTCCTCGCACTCGCGCCACTTTTCGAGGTTGTAGAAGCCGGTTTTGGCCGACGTCCACACGTTCAGGTGCTTCGTCTTGAAGGTGTTCGTGAAGCGCGCGCTGCGGATCGCCTTCTGCTGCTGGCTTTCCAGGTACTCGCGATAGACCGACACACCCATGTTCGGGTTGGCCTTAACGAGCACCTCTGGATCGGTCCAGTCATCCTCCTCGTCGATCGTGAAGATCCAACCGAAAAGCTCGTCGTCGGGCACTGTCCCGTCGAGCATTTCGATGACCTGGCGCCGCTTGTCGTAGCACGGCCCCTCGATGTTCGCGCCGGCGGTCGTGATGATCAGAACCAGCGGCTGGCGCCGAGCGCCCATACCGGTCAGCATGGTCTCGTACAGCGCCGCGGAGTCGTGCTCGTGGTACTCGTCGATGATCGCGCACGACGGTGACGCGCCATCGCCCGGATTGCCGATCAGCGGCTCGAAGCGGCTGCCGTCTTCCGGTAGATTCATGTTCGAAGCGTTGACTTCGATGCCGGCCGCCTCAATCAGCATCGGGGTGCGCTTGACCATCAAGCGGGCCGGCCGGAAGACCTCCCATGCCTGCTTTTCAGTGGTCGCGCCCGAGTACACCTCGGCGCCGAACTCGCCGTCCAGCACGAACATACTGATGCCGACGCCGGCCGCGATCACGGACTTACCGTTCTTGCGGCTGACTTCCCAGTAGCTCTCGCGAAAGCGCCGGTAGCACGGCTTTTTCTTGTGCTTCCAGCCGAACGTGCACGCCAAGCCGAACTTCTGCCACGGCTCCAGCGTCACAAGTTGTCGTTTGAAGCCCCACTCGCCCTTCGTGTGCGGCAACAGTTCGATCAGTTGCAGCTTCTTTTCAGCTTCTTCGGCGTCGAATTTGTACGGATAAGCGGCGGCTTTGCTCGCTGCCATGTCGTCCAGATGCCGCTGGCAGGCCAATTTCACCCATCGGCAAGCCGGAATCCGGCCGGCTACGATATCGCGCGCATACTTGTTTGCCTGCTCGACCCTGGGATATTTTTGTTCTTTAGCCATTGATCAGCTTGCCGAACGGGTTATCGGGCTTCTTGTTGCCGCCGCCGACTAAGCGCTGCCGGCTTGCGGGGTCCAGGCCCAGCATCGAGCCGAACGTGACCATTTGCTTGGCCGCCTCATTCACCACAGTCAGCGCGGGATTTTTGATCGGGCCGCCAGTCGCGCCGGCAACCACCGTGCCGTTCTTGCGTACATCGTCGGAGGCTGCTCGCCAGTTCCCGTATGCCATGCAGAACGCCTCGACGTTGTGCAGATCGGTTACCTGCAACACCTTCTGCTTCAACAGGGGTGGCGCCACCCTTTCCCACATGTCGCGCGCCGGGCCGGTTATCCACTCTGGCGGGTCGATGTTCGTGACGAGGCCGAAATCCGGCTCAGCGTCGTTCAGCGCCCGCTTTCCTGGGTTGCCGGCGGCTTTTTTCCTGGCGGTCGGCTTCGGTTTTCGGCCTCGGCCGGCCACCGTTGCAATTCCGCCCATAGGCTGCCTTTTGGATTTTTAATTTCGCGGATACAAAAAAAAGGGGGCGTGGCAGGTCTTTTAGCCTCATTTGGCCAAGGATTCAGACCACCATCCCCCTTCGCGGATGCCTCTGCCGCCCTCCAGATGAGCCCAAGCGCATCGATCTCTACAGGTCGCGCGTGCTGACACCGCCTAAACATCGCGGCCTCTCTGAGCCCGTTTAAACGCGTTCTGAAGCATCGGCATTCGGCGCTCTCGCACTGTGTGCGGCGCAGCAGGCCAACTGTCTCGACCCGCGTTTTCCAGCACTCGCCACTCTGCGTGCGACTGCAGCATTTCAGCCCTTCGCCCACGGCTTCGGCCTACCTGCGCGCTCGCATGCCTGCGCCGTCGTGTTATGACAGGCAGCGCAGAGCGAGGCCCAGTTGTTCTCGCTATCCCAGAACAACGCGCGCGCCCGAGCAATCCGCTGCTCGTCGCCGCTGTCGATCGCTTCCTTCAATCGGTGTGGGATGGTGTGGTCAACCACGTTCGCAGCAGTCAGCCTGTTCTCGAGTTGGCAGCCAACACACAGCGGATGCTTGCGCAGGTAGTACTTGCGCGCCTGTTGCCACTTGTTGTCATAGCCACGCTCGTACGCTGTGCCACGGCGCTCGTCCTGCTGCTTCTGGGTCGCCCTCTTATGCATCTCGCAGTAGCCGGGCAGCGCGATCAGCTTGCCGCAGCTCGGCGCGCGACAGATGCTCTTGGCGCGGCCAGGCATTACAGCTCGATGTCGAGGTATCCTCGGCCATGCGGCGGCTCAACCAACGTTTGCCCATCGCTCGTCTGCACGGTGCAGATCGGCGCGTATCGCAGGCCAGGGATACCGGCGCCGATCAGCTGACTTGATGTGCTGCCGCTGATCGATGCGCTGCCGAGGATCATGCTTGCCGCGTCAGGGTCAACCCCATCAACCGGCGTAATCGACCAGACAGGCGAGGAGATCGTGACGCCTGGCGCAAGACGCGGGCCGAAATCCACAGTGAAGATCTCGGCCTCAGCGGCGCGCTTGGGATCAAAGTTCATGTGTTGCCCCTTGGCGTTGCCACGTACACGCGGACTCGCTGCTGGCTGGTGTAGGTGCGATCTGGGTTTGGCTCGACGCTCGCCTGCTGCCCATCCAGCTTCCGCGCCGGCGCAATTCCCTGTGCCACCAGGTGCGCCTCTACAATCTTCGATGCATCAATCATCAATGATCCTGCCCACTAAAGTACACCGTCCGGTGAATGAGCTCTGTACTCGCCAGCGTCATCACCAACTCGCACGAGTTCGTCGCGCCATCAGTCAGGTCCAGCCCGCCAATCAGCAGGATCGCCTTGCCGCCCTGGACCGCTGGCACAGACAGCGCAGTCACGCCGGTCGCGTTTGGCGTCTGCACCGTCGCGATGGTGGTGTTGCCGCTCAATGCCAGGTCGCCGCTCACGTCGAATGCAAAGAAGCGCCGGTCGTCCGGATCCTTGCCGAACATTTGCGACCTGTCATCCAGTGCGGTGAGCAGGACCGTGCCGTCGATGATCTCGCCATTCGCGCACGTCACGCGGAAGGTGAACTGACCGCCAGCCGGGTCGAGCGCGCCGATCTTCGCTACCATCAGCGAGCCCTGAAGCGCCGGGCCTTCCAATACAGTGACGTTCGAGTTGACGATCGCAACCGAAGTCGCCGTGGTCGCCCCGTCTGCAAGTGGCTTGCTGAAGTCGCCGACGATGTAGACCTGGTCGTTGATGCCCTTCGTGAGCTTGACCGGGCCGGTGTCGGTGAACACAGCGACACGCGGGTGGCCGGCAAAGTAGGCGGTGCGCGATGCGGGAACGGTGATGTTGCTCGTGCCAGTCTGCGCGTTGCCCGGTGTGACAGTTGCCACACCTGTGCTGCTTGCGTTGGCTTGCGTGCTGCTTGCGGCGGTCTCGTTGACCGTGACCGGAACGTAAGTCGCCGGCGTGACAGTCGCGGCGGCGGTCGAACTGGTGTTGGCCTGGGCGCTGTTGGCGGCCGTCTCGTTCACGGCTTTCGGGCCGCTGGCGCCCGGCGTGACAGTCGCGGCACCGGTGCTGCTCGCGTTGGCCTGAATAGTCGTGGTTCCGGCCATGGCCTCGACGACGCCGGCCGGCATTGTTGGTGCCGCCAGCACGACAGCCGCGCCAATCGCGGCGGCCCCGATTGGACGTAGGCCGAGCATCAGTTCGCCCCGTCACCGAGGAAAATCTTGTAATGCGCGCCGCTGGTGTCGTTCGTAACGAACGCGCCGGGGGTCGACGATCCCTGCACGACAATGCGCGCATGACTGATACCGATCTTCCGGCTGCCGCTCTGATAGTTGAAGTCGGATTGATGCGAGAAATTCGTGCCCGTATTGTGCTCGGTGTCGTACAGCGTGACCTGCAGCGCGTGGTCACCCTGCATCACGAACGAGTTTTGCGTCCATTCGGCCAGGTAGTGGTGGATGCTCGACGCGTGGTTCGCGCCCT